ATTTTCTATGCGATCAATGAAGTTATTGAATGCCTGATTGGTTCCACCAGCACCCGACATAAGAGAGGCAAGTTGCGGCTCAGTAATAGCAAGTATTTGTGCTCTACTAAGCAAAGAAATAATGTTCCAAGAGCTATAGTCTCTTTTACGAAGTTCATCGAAGATCACCTCGATCTCAGACATTCCCCAGTAGAGCTCAACCTGAACTTCCCACATTGGGAGCTCACGACCGCAAAACCGTAAAATTCGTGAATGATGGATATTGACTTGTCCAGCATCCATGATACAGTTGTAGAATGTCGGAAGACCAAAAGCATCCGCGTCAGAAATGTCATTGTTGATCTGAGGACCCGGGATGATGCCGGACCACCGGTCCAAAGGAATCAATCCCTTATAGGCCCCCAGTTCAACATCAGCAAGATCCAGTGGCTGTGACAGGTCATCATGTCCGTCTATCACCATGATGGCTCCGGCCCCACCGAACAGTCTGCCCCACTTCGCCGCTGATCTTAACTTTCTAACTGTAGCAGTTTTCTTTACAACTTTGTCAAAGGCCTTAAGTGCTTCAGGAGGTAGATCGGTATCAAGATTTGGAAAAGACTTATAGACATCATTTGCAATGGTATCAATTACTCGACGAACTACCCAAGAACTACGATACAGACTAAGAATTAGAGGATAGTTTTCAGTAATCCGAATAAGAGGATATTGGCCAGTCTCAGTAAGATTCGGAGCCCCAGCTCCAAGGCGCGCCGGGATATTGGAGTAGCTGTCAGTGGCAATCCCACTGGGGCGACGAACATAGTTCTCGTCATCATTAGCCGGCAAAGGCCGACTCCTCGTATGTCTTCTTGGCATGTTACCTTCCAAGTTTCAGAGCGTGAATTCGTTTTGGAAATGGAGGATTGGCACTATCCTCAGCTTCATCAAGACCTTCAGCAGAATCATGTTGACCGTACGGTTCATTTTTGTGCGATGTTCTCTCTTCCTCGAGGAGCTTACGGCGAGTCAAGCCACGTTCTGATGAAGGCTCAAACTGACCATCAGGTTTCCGAGCATGGAGAGCTTCAGTAAAGCGCTTCTTGTCAACAGCCGCAAACCCATCAACTGTTAATTGACTTGTAGGAATTTTACTCTCCTTGAAGGCTGAGAATCCCAAATTCTTTTTCATGTTACTCTCCTTCAGGAGGCTTAGGTTTCTTAGCAAATAGAAGAATCTTGGGCTTCTTGGGCGTAGAGATATCTTTTCGATGTTGCTCAGGAGTCAAAGCCGGCCAGTCAGGTTTAGGAGTCGGAGCATTAGGATACTTAGGCTTCTTAGCCACTAACATCTCAGCAATAGTTGCCTTTTCACGAGGCCCTAACTCAGTTCGTTCCTGTCGAATGGTATCTCCTGGCTTATACTTCCCAAACTTTTCATGACCATGAGGAATCATCTGGTAACCACCACCAACCAGATTAATCTTCTGACCAAAACGATGCGGCTCAACTGAGTGAACCTTGCCAACATCCTCAAGACCAGATTTACGGGGCTTATCAATGGGTGTTTCGTCGTCTTGTTGCAGACGGTTCGGGGATGGGGGCGGAGGAGTTGGCTTGTACTTCCCAGGATTCAGAACCCGGGCTGCAGCACGAAGAGCGTCCTGGTGACGGAACGAGGTACTCTTGTCCTCAAGTCTTTCATCACCAGTAGCGCTTTCATTCGGGATGTGCGGGTCCCGATGACCGACTCCACCTTTATAGACATCAGGGAAATTAGATTCGTGAGTCGTAACCCCAGGCAAAGACTTATCAAGCTTATTTAGTGGTCTGACGGCGACGTGATGACGCTTAGGAATCCCTGAGCCTGAACCACCGTCGATGGCCACGTCATACGCAGATTTTCCACCATCAATAGCCATTTATCACCTCAGATAAAGAAAGTGCAGTTGTAGGAACTTCTCAAATTGACGCAGGTATTACCCTCTTGTTGTGTTTCCTCCCAGAAACACATTTGCAAGTTTCCTCACTGGTTTCTCCTTCCCGTCTGAGATTCGTTTTCAGACTCTTCTAGTTGAACTACTGTTGACGTGGACAACTGCACTAAATTCAGACAGCCATCTTGAGTGTAGTCAACATTCTCCAGTCTGGGAACATTTCCATTACTGCATAGCGCTTCGCATCCTGCGTATGATCGTTAAACTTCAACGGTGCTTCTTCACCTCGCTGGGCGGCCTTTGGATCCCAGGTGTAGATATCACACTCACGGCGCTCATTCTTGCAATCCACATTCACTCGGTAGGCCTTGCAGGCCATCACTTCCGAGGTTCGCCTAATACCATTAAGGACATCATTATCAGCATCCACAACCCACATCCCACGTTTCTCGAGTTCCAGTTTAAAGGACGCCGCTGAAGGATCAACTATAATCTTTGGATTTCGTCTTCCGATGACTCTGGACTCCTCGATAAACTTAACCAAGTCGTCCGCGTACTCAGAGTCAGTCTTCTGTCGCATCTCCTTAACTGAATCCCAGTAGTACTCGCGGTCAAGCCAAACTCGGTCCCCATCGTCCAGGTGCTCAAGGAATACGCAAGGATTGTGAGTTCCGTAATCGATCGCAATGACGTGCTGTGTATAGCCACCATTACCGTAGATGCTAATGGGTCTTTTACTGACTTCTTTCGTAATTCCGTCAATATCGACGTACGTATGAGATTCAAGTAGATCTGCAGTGTATAGTAGATCATTAGACCAGGCATCTTTATAAATAGCTCCTTCAGCAACCACCCACATCCCAAGGATGTATCGCTGGTAGTAAACTCCTCGCTGTGAAGCAACGATCTGCCGCTTAGTAGCCTTGTCTATGTTGGGGTTATCTTCAAGAGTGAAGTGAATAACCTCTAGATCAGGCTCAAAGGCTTCGTTGTGAATGACTTCAGTGAATAGGTAATGCTGAGGTGTCCCAGGGTTTGTCGTAGCATACAGCCTAGCTCCTACAGGAGAGAGCCGAAGAAACAACTGCATGGTAAATGACTTTGGAAACTCAGTCCATTCATCGCAGATCGCGATGCCAATAGTCATTCCAAGGATGTTCTTGTATGAGGCTTCGTCACGAGCTCCAATGATAAACCACTGAACCCCAAATAGCCAAAGTTCTCCAGAAGCTCTGTTGTAGTTATAGTTCTTTTTTCCTACTACTTGGAAGATATCAAGCAACATGTTCTTGTAAACAGTTTGCTTCGTAGCTCCACAGATAACCCTCTTACCATTAACTTGATAAGAACATAAGTGCAGAATTAACTTTGCATCGACGGCCCAGGTCTTAGACGAGCGAACTGAGCCCTCGAGCAAAGTATACTTTTTGTCCTGACTCGGGTGGCGCTTTACAAAAGTATGCGCCTTTAGGCCAAAAGGTTTAAAGATCGGCACAACAACAACTCCTTACTTTTAGGCAACCGGAATGTCCTCAGGCTCACCCGGTGTAATGGTACCAGCGACTGCGGAACCAGCCACCACAGTAATGAGCAGAGGAGTAACGAGAGTAGAAACACCAGAACCCAAATCAGCATCCGCGGTTGCTGTGATCTGCGCATTGCCAAGGTTCGCTCCAGGAACGACAAGTGCGGTAAAAGTGTCGCTAGGATCCGGAACACTAATAGCCGCAATAGTGGCGTCCGATGTATCCCACTTCACATCACCGTCAACTTGCGCCGGATGACCTTTTGCATCAACATAGCTAACTTTGAGAGTTACTTGCTTATCACCAGGTAGAGTGTATGCCATAGGGGATTTTCCTTTCAATTTGAATCCGTCTGAGATAACCGTGAAGTAGACACCAGCCGGACTATCAACTGGCGGACCGGGAGAAGTCACTATTGTACCGCTAACAGTAAAATCTATTCGCGGCATTATCCCTCCTCTGGAGGAAACAACTTGTCATGATACTTATAGCCCAGATTGTGGTGAGTACGACCCATGTCATGGTTACCAGCCTCAAAGTGTCTAGTAGCAGCGTCAAAGTGATTTTGGGCTTTATTATGTAGACTACGTCTTTCAGGATCTTTTTCTAGTTCTCCACTTGCATATGGACTATGAAAGTTAGACATTCTCTTAGAG